CACCGATATCTTTCATAGTATAACGACGGTTCGTCTTGATATTCAATAAGATCGATTGTAGACTATTGAATTCATCCCGTTCTCTCGTAGTAGCAGATGGATAGGCCGGAACATATGCTTCCGCAATCAAAGTCTGATCATTCTCCACGAATGGAAGTCTTGGCCTGTTAGCAGGAGAGCCCTTTATAACATTGAACCTTCCTGATGGATTTAATGTGATCAAATCAAATCTAGGTTGATAATATTCTATATCAACCGTAAAATTGTCATCAGGCTTGATTAAATAGCTCCCTACCGCAGCTACATTGAATGACGTATTAGAGGCCACGGGATTTACTACGGCCCCTGCTTCTGTTACGGCAGACACGTTAGATGTATTGAATTTCCTTGGACGGAAATCAATCATATTTCTTAGTTCACTCGTGCTATAAGAAGGCAATTCCAATGTCTGAATAGCGGCAGAATTTGCCGTATTGGCATCGTCAATAGGGTACGAATCAACTGAAAAGAATCCAGCACTCGTAGTCGTATTGGCCAAGAAATAATCCATTTCTACTAAAATTCGACTATTAACATTCAATTGAGACGAATACTGAGGATTGATATATAATTTAGCATGATCATAAAAATCTTCTCTCTGACCATTATCTAGAGAAAACCATACTTTCTTTTCTTGATTGGAATCAGAATATGTAGTGCCTACATATATATTTCTAATCTTATGAGCATCAACGAAACCTAAGTTCCATGGACCTACGAAACCATTCGTATTATTAGAACAGTCAATTTTTACAAATCTACTCTTATTGACAATCTTGGGAATGGCAATAGCTTCTGTCCTCAATACAGGATAAGATGCAAAAATATCTTGTGAACCGGAACCAATCGCAATTCCTAAATTAGCAACAAATGCCGTGTTCGTCGTAATATCTAATGTCTGCATTGGCAATGAAGAACCGCCAACATAAAAATGCTGGTAAACGGCGGTGGCATTCGTAACCGAAAATGTAGCATCAACCGTAGCATGAGTTGCATTAGCAATTGATGTAATGTTTCTAATTAAATGATTCGTGCTATTGGCAGATATTCGAATTAAGCTTCCTATTTCTAATGCAGAAGTAAATCCTGTTCCTACTATAGTCGTATTACCTGTAGAAATATTAATAGTACCGACATTGGCAGTGTATGCATTGGCCGATACATAGAAATTATAGTCATCTAGAGCACTAGCAGTCAATGTCGCGCCTGTAGTGGCATTAAGTCTCTCGATACCTCCCGATGCAGGAGAATCTATAGTCAAGGCTATAGAACCGCTAGAATCCAACGTTCCGGCTTTAGCTTGAACGTATACGAAACTCGTATCTCCCACTCCCGTATTATTAGTCAATCTCTTAATTGCAGACAATCCTGTAGGAAATACAAGAGACATTCTATTGGATTCTTTGAGAACTGCTAGGTCATTTTCTAGAACTATGTCAGCTTTAGCCGCCCCAAAAGTTCCTGATGTAGCATATAAACTCTTTACATCACTCGAAAAACTCTTACCCGAATTCATTCTTATATTGAATAGATATACAAGATAAGTTGCATTTGCATTACCTTTGGTTCCATTATCGTAGGATACTGCTCTTATATTAGCATATCCTACGATACTTCCTGATAATCCAGCCGCTCTACCTTCTTTATCTGAAATGGCGTTCTGTGGAGAATCATATAAAGTAACTTGTGCCAATTGCTCATAATCAAAATTACCTAAGAATTCATCACAATAGACATAATTACCATAATTGGCAGTGACTATCTGATTTAATGCAACTGCCGTATCAATAGCTCTAGGGACTTCTACTTTAGTCGTACCCAATTTTTCGATTCTTTGACCACGAACATAAGCAATTCCAGGAGAAATTTCATAGAAAAATGATGAACTATTAGCTGAATTTACTCTGCTTTCAATATTGAATGGTTTAATGACATAATCACCTGATTCTTCATAAGTTCTCTTATTGATAACATCATTTAATGCATTATACTGCGGATCGTCATTTTGAGTAACAGGTAATTTATTATCAAATTCTACGATAGCAAAGAATTGAGTATCAGATGTAGTATTAGCACGATCTTTAGCAACTAGTGTAGGGGTCAATTGTAATCTATGAGCCCCCGGAGCATTCTCGTTTTCATAACCCAATGCATTGTCATTTAGAGATTCGTCCGATGCTTCTGTAATAATAGCTTCATCCGTTTGGAAACCAACAACCATTCCCGTTACATCAGTATCAAAATCCTTAACAGTGATGACTTGTGGTTCAACCTTTACAAAGAATCCCTTTTGATAAATGATACCATCAGACGCTCCAATACAATAAGACATTCCATTGGAAGTAAATGATCCATTCGAAGTTAAGGTGTCAATAGTATCTACAATGTTATTCGCATCTAAATTGGCAAATTTGTTCTGAACAGGAGAATAGAAATATAACGTGTCTCCTGGCTCGAATCTATTGATATCTTCATCAAATTCATCAGTACCCGTTGCAATATAATCCAAATATAATCTATTCGTCAATGGGGCGGATTCTTTAACACCATCTTTTGCTATTTTAATAACGGCTCTGACGGCATTGTTACTATCTGTAGAATTCGTAATTAAATAAGAAGAATCATAATCTGTTACGAATGAATTGACATTGGTATTGAATGTGTCATCCACTGAAATATAATGGACTTCTGGATAATAAGTAATGGCCACACCATCAATTACTGAACCATCTTTGAACATATGGCTCCCAAATCTTTCAATTTGATTCTGTAAAATGGTCTGTTGTTGCGTAAGTTCTCTAGCTTGTACCGCCATAGAAGGACGGTATATTACTCTATGATACCTTTTATCTTCATCAAAATCATCAAAATATGGTGGTGTATTGAAATTAGTATCTGTACCCATTATTATTTCCCAAAAATCATATGGTTATTAGAATCTTGAAAGATTCTGTTTGATTATTAGCTCGTATTACGTCATCTATATTCTGCACATAGATCGGCATCAAATCTTTAGTGAAGAGATCGCCATAGTTATTTATAGTAATAGTAGTAAAGGTATCAGTATTAGCAGATACAATTATCTCATTATTAGAAAAATTTACATCTCCGCTAAGATAAATTGTACTAGAATTGCTAAATGCTACTAATCCTTTTGCGCCCGAAGTTTGCCCATATACGATTTCTCCTACATCAAAAACTGTAGATGAAGATACGTTGGCTCTTAAAATTTGTCTAAAAGTAGAATCATTATATTGAATTGATCTTTCGAACGTTTCAGGATTTAATGTATAAGGGTCTTTATAAATTCCAATTTTATTATATAAAACATCGGATGGTATTGAACCATCTTCTGTATTATTAAAATTAAAAATGATTCCTATTCCATTAACTCCTAATTCAGAAGCCGGATTCGAGGCATGTCCCCCTACAGGAGCAACTATACAATGTAAATTGGCACCACTCCCATAAATTGTATTAGATACTAATCTAGCATCTGCCCTACTAATTCCTGACCCTGGATTGATAATAATGACATCTGATACACTATTAGCTATAGGATTAATGACAGTATAAGCAGAAGGGATATCATCTGAATTTACATCGAATACAACTCTAGGTGAAATTTTATAGTTAGTAATGCCCGAAAGAATGTTAGTCGTATTAGCAGCGTTTTGTAGATATACCCATTTCCCAGATAAATTCGCGACATAATTAGAAACTATATTCAATTGAGAAGTATCCGAACTAGAATTATAGATATAGATACCATTATTAGTATAGAAAGAATTGTCACTAGATGCAGCATTTTCTATCTGAATTAATGACGAATTTACTACGCCTCGAACTATTCCATCGTGATAGGAAGAATACCCATTTCCCGATTCAACAATATCAATTACTTCTATGCCATTATAGGTAGAAGCCAAAGCTTCCATTGAAGAATTGGATACTATAGGAATATAATCTGATGTTGAAAAGTTGATTAATGTCAAAGCATGAATAGAATACATATATTTCCACATATAACCATCAGCAGTAGTAAAAGATGTTGCCTGAATTAAATTGGGCATGGAAGTAGATGGAGTTCCATTAGCATTATCTAAACATTTGTAAATATGACCAACCTGTCCTGGTAATGTAGGTTTCATTACGAAAAAATTTGAATTAGCCAAATTTGCATCACGATCATCATATCTCGAATATACAGTGTTGCTAGTCCATTCAATTTTTCTTGTCATAAGTTTTATGTCATTATTAGACAGCTTTTTACCAAATAATAAATTCCAATTACTGTCTGATACTGATGACTTATCATCTATAGTGTCTGTCGATATGACTTCTTCATTAGAAACTGGATTCGAGGCAAATGCATATAACCTAGTAGTATTAGCCGAAACTCCATTAATGAAACTATCTACTAATAATTCTTTATATCCGTTTAAAATTATTCCCATCTAATTCTCTTATTCCTAAATGATAAAATTGCCATCTCTGTCTAATATGTTATAATTAACTCTATTCTTCAATCCAAAAATTTCATACTCTATCAGTGGTTTTATTATATAATTACCATTTCTGTCTAATATATTCTGATGAGTTCTATCTTTTATAGGATAATCATCAGTTATTCCAATAGAATCAACATTTATAGAATCAACATTTAGAGAAACAGAATCTTGTATTAGATACTTACCAAATAACTCTGTGCCTGCTATATGGAAAGTTTCATATAAAATATCTTTATACTTAGATAATGAGGTTTCGGCCTGTATTTCATAAGAAAAATCTTGATAATAGAAACTATCCTGAACATATTTATCTGAGTTTAAATGTCCTCTAGTGGTAGTATATCGACCTCTTTCTTTTCCAAGTCCAGATTTTCTTACGATTCCTGATGTTTCATATAATTCATTGAATTCCACTAAACTCGTGGATAATGAAGCACCCGTACCCGTAGAAGTTTTTATTAACACGGATGGAACACTCTGATATCCCGCTCCATAGTATGTAGTCAATGCGGATGTAATAGTTCCATTAGCATTTGTCTGTATCCCACCTTGCGCGTCATATAATGGGTTTCCTCCTGAAAAGACTAAGATATCGGAGTTGGAATATCCTGTTCCACCATTCAATATGGTAGGATTTTCTACCGCACCAAATAGGTACATTTTTACTATTTCACCATCTACATAACCTTTTCCAGAATTAATAGCCACAGTATTGCTAATATAATTGTTTCCTACGGTAGCAAATCCCGAAACTTCTCCATCTTGAAGTACATAGTTTGGATCATTATTAGCAAAATTTGATTCTAAAATGGGTAAACATAGGCGATGAACGGCATCAGATGTAGAATTCATAGATGGTTCGTCATATAAAATTAGAACTGTATTATTGACAACTTGACGAACGATATGGGTCTCTAAAGTCGTTACGTTAGAAACGG